GCGCTACTGAGAAGCCTGTTATCGCGGTTTCTTCAAATGTTGCTGAAGCATTCAGAACTGCAATCTTAGGTCTTGGCGGTGGTTCTTACCTTTACCAAGGAGAAACTGTTAAGATGACTTGGCAGGGACAATACGACATCATCGAGTGTCCTGGTATGTCAGACGACACAATGGCTTTCTATCAGAAGTCTAACCTTTGGTTCGGAACAAACCTTCTTGACCAATGGAACAACGTAGCAGTTTTGGATATGTACCAATACGACTTGTCTGACAACGTACGTTTCGCAGCTTCTTTCTTCGCAGGTGTTCAGTACGGATTCGGTGACGAAATCGCGTTCTACCAATACACTGCATAATCTCAACCATTCTAACCCTTGCACAAGAGGTAGCGGCTTAAACACCGCTCCTCTTTTGTGCTAATAAAAAATTAATAATATGGCTTGTGAATTAAGTACAGGATTTACACTCGATTGCAAAGATGGCATCGGTGGTATCAAAAAAATTGTTTTGGTTGACAAAACAGAAGTAACGTCTTTCACTTTGGACGCTAACGAAATTGTAACTGCAATCAACGGCCCTGCAAGTGGTGATTTGTACACTTACGAACTACCAACACAAACAGGATCGTTTGAAGAAACAATTAACTTCAACCGCGACAACGGAACGGTATTCTACACGCAAACTGTGAACGTAATGTTGCAAAAATTATCAAGCGCAAAGCGTTTGGAATTGCAAAACGTTGCACAAGCACGCGTAATTGTTTTCGTTGAAGATACAAACGGAAATTGGTGGGCTGTTGGTTATGAATACGGAGCAGACCTTTCAACTGGAACTGCTGCAACAGGAACTGTTCTTGGTGATATGAATGGCTACACTTTAGCGTTCACTCACGAAGCTGCAAAACGCGCTTACAAATTGAGCGGTGCGCCTTCGACAATTCTTGACTAATCAAAAAACTTTTACACACATAGGGACAACGCGTCCCTACGTGTTGTAATTTTAACGTAAAGGAAAGATAGAATGGTTTATCTAAATACAAACACAGCGAATCAAGATGCGTGGCTTTCGTTAGACGAAGGTCGTCAGTATTTTAATGTAGCCTTTACACATTATTTGCTTGTTATGACTTACGAAATGACAGGTGAAAAACTCGCGCAAGTAGTGACCGTGATAAACGAGAACGAACGTGTGACAAAAATAAGACTTACCACCGTTGGATTGACCGATGCAGGACGTTATCACTACGAAGTGTATGGTCAAAACAGCTCAAGCAATATAAACCCAACCAATGCTTCCGTCGTTGGATTGGTAGAAAAAGGGTTAATGATTTTACAAGACGGAACAATTTACTTTGACGTTTCAACACCTACGATTCCCGTAGACGTAATTTATACAGGTGCATAAAATGGAAAACAATATACAATCAATTAATCTTTCATTATATCAGCCAGTTGAAGCGGTTGAAAAAGAAAACAGAAGCGGTTGGATTGACTACGGTTCTAATAATTTATACCCAAGTTATTTACTGAATCTCTTTCACAATTCACCAATTCACAACGCGTTAGTTAATTCTATCGCGTATATGATTGAAGGAAAAGGAACAGGAACAATTCTCGACAACGCATTGCAAGGTATTGCCTTCGACTTAAAACTTCAAGGCGCATTTGTTGCTGAAGTAATTTGGTCAATGGACTTCACTCGCGTTGTACAAATCAACCACTTGCCTTTTGAGAATTGCAGACTTGCATACGACAAAGAAGAAGACGATATTACAGGAATTTTCTATTCAAAAGATTGGGCAAATACAAGAAGCAAAAGAGGTAAACCCGAATTTATCCCTGCGTTCAATCCTTCCATTGCACAAGAGCAACCAAGACAAGTTATTTACGCTCACGGAATGAGTGCGGGAAGTGTTTACTATCCTAAACCCGACTATTTCGGAGCGTTGAATTACGTTGAGTTGAGTTACCAAATGGGACTTTACCACGTTAACAATATCTTGAATGGTCTTTTCCCTTCATTCATCATTAACTTCTTGAACGGAATACCACAAAAAGAAGAACGTGAGGCTATTCGTCGCGAATGGGAAACTCGTTTAAGCGGTGCAAGTAACGCGGGTAAGTTCTTAATGACTTTCAACGAAGATCCAACACGCGCTCCACAAATCGAAGCGTTTCCTTTGTCGGATGCTGACAAACAATATCAGTTCTTATCAGAAGAAACAGCGAAGCAAATTATGGTTGGTCACCGCGTTGTGTCACCATTGATTCACGGAATTAGAGATACAACAGGATTTGGTTCGAACAAAGACGAAATGTTGGTAGGTTTGGAGATATTCAACAACCAAGTTATTAAGCCTTACCAAAGAATCATTGAACGTGTCTTCACTCCAATTTTAGGAGAAATAAATATAGAAATGAACTCGCCATTCGACGAAGAAGTTTTAGTTGTTGAACCAACGGTACAAACTGCTGAATTAAAAAAAAAAGTTGTAACTGCTGAGAATGACTTTTCAGACGAACAAGGTCGTGTTTGGATTAACACACTAAAAGAGAAAGCTGAAATAGTAGATTTGAACGAGTGGGAATTGTTGAGTGAGGAAGATGTAACCGATCCACACAACGAAGCAAATTTCCGTCAAGAATATATGAGCGTTCGCAGTTATGCAAACGCGGACGAAAGGTCTGCATTTGGCGACACAGGACTTTATAAATTACGTTACGCATACTCTCAAAATTTAAGCGCGAATAGTCGTGAATTTTGTCAAGAAATGGTTGGACTATCAAAGGCAGGTTTGTCTTTTCGTTACGAAGACATTCAAGAGATGAGCGACGCAGGAATAAACGGAGAGTTTGCTCCAGAAGGAAGTTTTTCTTATAACATATTCATTTGGAAGGGCGGTTGTTTTTGTCACCACTTCTGGAAGCGTCAAATCTATATCAGAAAGAGAGATTCAAAAGGACGTATTTTACCTAACGACGGATTAAACAACGATAAGCGCGTAGGTAATAACCCATACGTTCCACAAAAAGGAGCTGAAGGTGTTGCTCCAATTAACACACCAACACGCGGTTCACTTAAATACTCATAAAAAATGGCACTACAACCCGAAGTTCTTTTAATAGACGAAAACTATATCAAAAAATACACTTGGATTAACGGCTCAGTTGATCCGTTGCTTATGTACCCTGCAATCTATTTGTCGCAAGACAAGTACGCACAATTGTATTTAGGAACTGACCTTTACAATAAGATTAAAGAAGACGTTGTAAACGACGATATTACGGGCGCATACGAAACCCTTCTTGACAATTACTTGCGTCGAATGGTAATGTGGTGGACGATGTACGAAGTCTTGCCTCATTTGTACGTTAAAACCGACAACGGAAGTCTTGTAATTCGCACAAGCGAGGACACTACACCAATAAGCCAAACAGACTTACAAAACTACCGCGATCAAGCGCGTTCACAAGCTATGTTCTACACTCAGCGAATGGTTGACTATTTGTGTTTCAATCAGTCAGACTTTCCAGAATACACAACGAACGTAACGCAGCAAATATGGTCACAAACAAATGTGTATCCGTCGAACGCTTTCGAGATTAGCGACGGACGCGATAGATTACCATATGAATACAGACGACGCGGTTTAGGTTGGTTGAGATAAACTAAAATAAAAACGAATGGCTACAAGGGGACGCAAGAAGAATTTAACGATGCACAAGATTTACGAAGAAAAATTTCGTAAGTATTTAGCAAAGAAAGAAAAACAAATAAAGAAACTGAAGAATGAAAGTTAACGCTGAAGGTTACGCGCTATTGAAGAAGTTCGAAGGATGTCGTTTAAAGGCTTATTTGTGTCCTGCAAACGTGTGGACGATTGGTTACGGAAACACCTTCTACGAAGACGGAACGAAGGTCAAACAAGGCGACGTTATTACACAAGCAAGAGCGGAGCAATTAGCGAAAAACGTCATTGATAAATTCGCGGTATCCGTTCGTGCATTGATAACGCAAACGCTCAACGAAAATCAATTTAGCGCGTGTGTTTCGTTAGCGTATAACA